TACTGCATACTTCCAAGAGGAACTACCAATTGACCATATGCCTAGTCTAGATCATTGGGCTAGACTTATGGCTGATGATGACATAAGGACAGGATACCACACCAGTTGGGATCATGCTTACGAAAGTTACTGGATGTCCTTAGATGCAGAGTATAACTACAGCTACGAGTATAGATATGATTGCTGAAATGCTTACATGTATTGCACTCAACGTGTACTACGAGGCACGTAGTGAGCCATTGGAAGGACAGTATGCAGTAGCTCATGTCGTACTCAATCGTGTAGCCAGTCCAAGGTTTCCAGATGACGCATGTACGGTGGTGCAGCAGGGTCTGGAGAAGGGATTGGGAAGATGCCAATTCAGTTGGTACTGTGACGGTAAGTCCGACACACCCAAGGAGAAACGTGCATGGCTCTACTCACAACTTGTAGCACACAAGGTAGTGCATGGGTATGTCAAGGACAATACCGATGGGTCTATCTACTACCATGCCAATTATGTTCGCCCCTTTTGGAGCAAACACTACGACCACACTGTGACTTTAGGGTCACACATATTTTATAAGTAGCTTATCGTTACTAGTACAGGGAAGGGTGATATGGTATACAAGATAGTATCAGTTGCCTACATAACATAACAACAAGGAGAATTTATATGACATTTGAAGTACCTACACACTTAGACTTTGATGTAGAGTTTGAACCAACTCTTGTGCATGACAAAAAATATGTTGTAAATCAAGACACTGGCGATTACCTTGGTATCGTAGGTGATGGGTTCAAGTGTGCGTCACACGGTGACTTCTACCGTAACATGTATGATACAATTACAGAGGAGTTAACAGACGGTGACACTATGAACGCCAGATATAACTGGTCTACTGCACGTAATGGAGCATGGTCTATGCTCGACATTACTCTGCCCGACATGCAAGTACCCATCGTGACAGACAAGATGGAGACTAGCATTGGTAATCGTATCATTGCTTTGCATGGTGTCGATGGGTCATGCAGTAACCAAGTATTCTTTGGAGCAATTGATTTCTTTTGCACCAACGGAATGATACGTGGTGAGTACGACAAGGTGCGTAGAAAGAACACCTCTGGTTTCTCACTGCATAGCTTCATAGGTGAGCTACAACGAGCACGTACTGACTTCTATGAAGAGTCAGCTAAGATGCAAGTGTGGGCTGAGACTTCCACCAAGTACGTTGACATCAAGTCATTGCTTGACGAGATGATAACGTCTGACCGCAAGGCAGAGAAGATGTACGAATTGTATCTACATGAGGCATCACAACGTGGTCACAACAAGTGGGCATTGTACTCAGCGTTTACTAACTACGCATCCTATGCAGATGAACGTAATGGGTTCAACCTAAGGAACACTGGCAACGATACACAGGCTACGTCCATGTGGTCACGTGAACAAGAGGTATCTAAGTGGGTCAGTGATGACAGGTTCCGTATGTTAGAGGCTGCTTAATGTTTACCGCTTGGTTCCAAGAAGAACTAAACATGAACCATGAACCTAGTCTCAATCATTGGGCTAGGGTCATGGCAAATGAAGACATAAAGAATGGAGAGGAAACCTATTGGGACTATGCATATGAACAGGCATGGCATTGGTTAGATGCAGAATATAATTACAATTATGAATACAGAGGGGGTGTATATTAATGTCTAAGCTACCACGCTACGTACAAGAAAGGGTGTCACCTAAGGGTGACATCTCCTACCGCTTCAACCCACCACAGTTTCTTGTAGATGAGGAAGTAGTTGTACGAGAAGAATGTGGTTCTGATCTCAAACAGGTGCGACAAATTGTCAAGGTACATAACGATGCAATAGATACGTATCGTGCTGAGTTGGCAAAGGTTGTACAAATAAAGTCAAGCAGCAGGGTTACAGATCTTATTAACTTGTACTATCAATCTAATGATTTCAATATGTTACGTCCTAATACTAAAGGGGATTACAGATATTTCCTTACGGTTCTCCACCAAAGTTTAGGCACACGTAAGTACGAGTTGGTGACATCAAAGATGGCAAAGGCTACGTATGAGGAGTGGGTCAAGCGTGGCATTAGCTTTGCTAACCATGCAGCTACCTGTGCCAGTAGGGTGTACAACTATGCAATTAAGATGGAGCATACACATCAGAACCCTTGGTCTAAGATCGAAAGGTATAGCACACCGCAACGTAAGATAGTGTGGAGACATGAGGATGTTGTCAGGTTTCTTGATTATTCGTACAGCGACTATGAGTACAGAAGTATTGGCTTGATTGTACAGATGGCATACGAGTGGTGTCAGCGTCTGGGTGATATGCGGCTACTCACATGGGATGCAATCGACTTCGATGCCAAGACACTGACACTGGAGCAATCTAAGCGTAAAGCGGATGTACATCTACCTATTTCAGATGATCTATGTGACATGTTGACGCAACAACATGAAGACTTTGGCTTTCAGAAGTACGTGGCACCCCGTCCATACCCCATCAAGGGTGAGTACAGACCATATTCACTGCAAAAGCTGCCGCTACATGCACGTAAGGTCATGGAAGAGGCTGGTTTATCAAAAGAACTACGCCTATCTGACTTACGGAGGACAGGTACAACAGAGATGGTAGAGGCGGGTGTAGGTATGGCACAAATTATGTCGGTTACAGGACATGCTAACCCGCAATCAGTGAAACCATACATGAAAAATACGTATGCAAGTGCAAATAATGCATTGACAGCTAGAAAAATACATGGTAAAAGCATCTAACTGCCGCAAAGGAAAGTGATATTACATGAATAATATATATAACATAGTAAGTGATTTAGGTCTTAGTAATGGTGAGACTAAAAGAATGAACTGTCCTAACTGTAAGGGATATAAAACATTTACAGCTACCAATAACATGGGTAGTCTTGTATGGAATTGCTACAAGGTGTCTTGTAGGGTATCAGGTGGCACACGTGTTCATTTATCTGTAGAGGATATAAAGGCTGGCTTTGCTGGTGCAGAAGAATTTGCTATGGATACATTTGAGTTACCTACGTACATCATACCACATCGTGACAATGTGTATATGAACAGGTGGTGTGATAGGTGGGGATTAAATCTAGATGAATTAGGTTTGTTGTATGACGTAAAGGAAAGCCGTGTGGTGTTCCCTGTCATGCATGAAGGTAAGATGGTAGATGCAACAGGTAGGTCACTATCTGGACACCGTTTACCTAAATGGAAAAGATATGGAAAAAGTGGCTTGCCATACACACATGGTTGTGGTAAAGTCGCAGTAGTTGTTGAGGACTGTGTAAGTGCAGCCGTTGTTGGTTACGGTAACTTTGTCGGGGTTGCGCTTCTTGGAACAAGTTTGCAAGAGTCGCATAAAAGGTATCTTGCACAGTTCTCGACAGCCGTAATAGCATTAGACCCCGATGCGTTACCTAAGACGTTAGCTATGGCAAAAGAATTACGTGGACACGTGAACGATGTTCGTGTACTACGATTGAAAGATGATTTAAAATATCGTAACCCGACAGATATGGAGAATTTAAATGGAATTATCACTGATTAGAAGTTTAATGGACAGAGAGTTCTATGAGGATCATCGTGGTTCTCGTTGCCCTGACAGATTATTTAGTACCGATGTACGTAAGATCAAGCAATCAATTGATGCAGCTATGGACAGGTACGAGCGTACTGTTACGCCCGATGAGATTGAGGCTCTATTCATGGCTAACAATCCTACGCTGACTACCGCACAGAAATCATCCTACACTAGCCTGTTTGGTCAGATCAAACGTGAGCAGCCGATGGGTGGAGACATAGCACAAGAAGTATTATCTAAGCTATTTCAACAGGTTATAGGTGAAGACATTGCTAACTTGGGTTTTGATTACGTGAATGGTGACAAGTCTAGTCTTGAGCCATTGCGTCAGATGCTTGAACAATACGGTGATGACTTCACACCTAACTTGAGCATTGAGTGGGATGACATAGAACTAGAGACATTGCTTGCACGTAATGACCTTGAGGCACGTTGGACATTCAATATACCTAGTCTTGCTCGTAAGGTAGAGGGTGTGAATGCTGGACACTTGATTGAGATTGGTGCTAGACCAAACACAGGTAAGACATCCTTCCACGCCAGCTTGATTGCTGCACCGGGTGGCTTTGCACATCAAGGTGCAAACTGCATCGTCTTATGTAACGAGGAAGGTTATCACCGTGTAGGTGCTAGATACCTGACTGCTGCAACAGGCATGACCATGCGTGAGGTAAAAGATAATCCTGCTAAAGCACGTGAGTTGTACGCACCTGTCAAGGAACGCATCAAGGTTAAAGATGCCACAGGACGGGATATGAATTGGGTAGAGTCCATCTGTAAATCATACAAGCCGGACATCGTTCTGCTTGATATGGGTGACAAGTTTGCCAAGACAGGGGGCTTTGCTCGTATGGATGAAGCTCTAAAGGCTAATGCAGTACACGCACGTATGATCGCCAAACAGCATGATTGTGCCATGTTCTATATGTCGCAGCTATCTGCTGATGCAGAAGGTAAGGTTCTGCTTAACCAATCAATGATGGAAGGCTCACGCACA